TCAGCGGAGGTGCATCTGCACCATCCGGTTCAGGCACGCCACCGCGTGAGCGGCAGTCCCGGGCTCAACCATCACCGCCAACTCCCCGTCGTGGAGGAGGGAGGCGGTCAGGGTCTCCACGTACCCCACGGGCACGGTGATCTCGATTTCGCCGGAGGGTCCGGCCAGACCGAGGGTCACCCGGGTCCCGCCCAGGGTGATCGCCAGCTTGGTCACGGCGGTCGCCTTCATCGCCTGATCCTCTCCGGGTCGCCGGGGTTGGCCAGGAAGAACGCCGTGTGACCGTTCCGGATGTGCTGTTCGGCCAGCCGGTACCACTCCTCCGACTTGCCATGCACTTGGCGGCGGATACGGATCATCGTCCGGAAGGCGAGCCGATCACCGTCACGGGCCACGACGTAGCGCGTGCACGGGTGACATGCCGTCCACTGGTTGTTGTGCGTGGCGGCGAAGGTGTCGCCGTCGGCCTCGGTGGCCAGGGTGAAGCCGGTGGCCGTGGTGAAGCGCCACAGCGACCCTGCCGTGTGCCCGCAGAAGTCGCAGGCTTCAGTGACTTCGCTGACCTTTGCCGGGGCGGGCATCGCTTCGTGGTCGGAGGGACCTCCATGGATCCAGGTCACCGAGACGACACCGTTGACGGTCTCCTCCCCACCGAACACCCGCTGGTTGCACACTGTGCAGGCCAGGACGACACCGTCCATCTCCTTGGCCAGGTGGTAGCGGTCCCAGGAGAAGGGACCGCGCTGGTGGGGTAGCAGCGGTTCGCCCTCGGGCGGCAGGTCCTCGGGACCGTCCGGCCATCCGTGGCGCCAGTGCCACGCGGCGATCTCATCCAGGGCGGCGTCGCGCTCGGCGACGTCGTCCCACGCCCGGAGCGTGAGGTCTCCCTCGGTGTAGGTCGCCAGCGCGAACACCGCCGGGGCATTGTCGTAGCGGCAGACGATCGAGTAGGGCCAGTAGCCCATGTCCCAGCCGTCGCGCCCCCACTTCCCGATGGCTTCCCAGCCCTGGGACAGGGAGCCGCGCCACTCGTCGCCGTCGCCGGTGGGGATGGGCAGGACCGGAACCAGCAGGTGCGGGTTCTTCAACTCACTCATCCTCGGCCACCGCCTTGACGTAGGGCTCCAGCAGGCTCTTGAGTTCGGGACCCGCCTGGTCGATGGTCTTCCACTCGCCATCCTCGAACCGGTAGGCGCCCTCAGGGGCACCTTCGATGGCCGCGCGGATGCACTGCTGCTCCAGCTCGATCTCGGACTTGCTGTCGGTGTCGTTCAGCCGCTCGAACGCCAGCACCCACGGGTACCCGTAGTCGTCGGCGGGGGCGGGAATGCCCGGGATGCACTTGTGCGCGGGCTGCGGGGTGAAGTTCAGATCCCGCTCCACGATGATCTGCGGGACGATGGCCACGTACGCCTGCGGATACGGTGGAGGGGCAGGAAGCTGGGGCCGCACGTTCAGTTCCTCCAGCTCGTTGAGGGACACGTACCCCCACTCCGCCCCGTCGGGCATGGACGCGAAGCGGGTGTAGCCGAAGCCCATCCACAGAGGGGGCTCTCCGGTCGTCCCGGCGTTCTCCTGCCACACCTCCACCAGCCACCAGTCGGCGCCCGGGGTGAAGTAGTGCAGGTGGACCTTCTTGAAGGACTCGCGGACGTCCTCGGTCTCATAAGCCCCGGGGATCTTGGCCAGCTCAGCGTCGCTGGGCAGGAAGTCGTGTCCGCGCAGCTTGCGCTGGGTCTCGACCAGGCGTGCGATCTCACGCTTGGCGTTCTCGTCGTACATTAGGTACTGCTGCCTTCCTGAGTTATCGGGTGGGTGAAGCGCGCCCAGGCCGGGCTCGGGTTTCGCAGTTCGCTCCCGGCCTGGGCGGTCGTCATCGGCGCCGGTCTCCCTCGCGGGGGTCGGCGTCGATGCATTCAGGGTCCGGCGTGCTCGCCGGAAGGGTGACGCCCGGGACACACTCATGAGCGGGACGGGGCGTCCAGTCCAGGTCCCGCTCGATGTAGGCGCGCATGTTCGACCACGCGTGGAAGGGAGCGCTGACGGCCTTCAGGCTCACCGGAACCGCCAGAGACACCCGCTCCAACTCGGTGAGGTTGATGTGGCTCCACGCCGGGACATCGCCGGGATAGACGGCGACATAGCCGTATGCCTCCCAGGTCCCGGGTTCCTGCTTGCTGTGCCACAGCTCAGCGATCCACCAGTGGGCCTCCGGGCCGATGTAGTGCAGGTGGATGACCGCGCGTTCGGCAGGCACGTCCTCTTGGCCGTAGCGCCCGGGGATGGCGACGAGCTGTTCGTCGGAAGGCAAGAAGTCGTGGCCACGTCGAGCGCGGTGCCGCTCCAGCATCCGCGCGGTGACCGACTGGTCGTTGTCGTACATTGGTTTTGCTTCCTTCCTGGGTGGATCAGGAGGTGGAGCAGGGCCCAGGTCGGGCACGGGTTCCACGTCGCTCCCAGCCTGGGCGGCCATCACTGACGCCGGTCCTCTTCACGGGGGTCGGCGTCGGTGCTTTCGGGGGTCGGGTAGTGGTGATGCAGAGCGTTCGTGACGGCGGCCTCGATGGACTCGTGGAAGCCGCGTTCGCCTGGGATGCCGTGGTCGCCGACCACGTAGTAGCCGGTGCCCCGGAGCTGCCTGTGGACCTGGGAGTAGCGACCGTCCATCGTGGTGAAGTCCGCGAACCGCAGGTCGCGCGTGTCGATGCTGAACCGGTGGTTCGCCAGGATCTTCAGGACACCAGGGGTGCGGGGGATCACGTGCCCGGTGACGTCGCGTTCGAGGTTCGGGAGCTGCTGGTGCATCAGGCTGCCTTCCTGTACTGGGTTTGGGGGTTGGTCGCGACCGCGGTTCCGCACTGGGCGTGGCCGCACCCGCCGCACGGTCCCCGGGTGCAAGCGCACCCGCAGTGGCCGACTTCGACGGCCGTGGCGGAGGTCCAGCGGGACCAGTCGAGGTCGCTGTGGTGGCGGGTGAACGCCGCCCAGGGATCGGCCGGACGAGGGGCCGCGCTCGGGATCTCGGGTTGTGAGGCCGACTCGCTGACGCGCCATCGGGCGATGATCAGATGCAGTCGGCGTCGCCACGGTCGGCCCATCAGATGAGGCCCAGGAGGCGAAGGGGTGAGGTGTGCTCGCCACAGGGGCACTCCCCGTCCTGCTCGATGACCTCCCCGCAGGGGGTCACGAGGTCGCCGGTGGCGGTGACGTCCCAGTCCTCGGGGACGACGGTGAGGAGCCATTCACGCTCGGAGTCCATGAAGGTGTCCTTCCTGACGGTCTAACGGTTGGTGGGCAGGTAGTTCAGGAATCGCGACCACTCGTGGTCAAGGCGCTTGACGAACTGGTCAGCGCTAGGAGCGGTCCACCCCTGGGGGCCGATGAGGTGCCCGAACTGGGGCGCCCACGTCATGTCGATGGGCAGGGAGCCGTTGACGTGGGCGACGAACCAACGGGCGACCGCGTCGGTGAGAGCCGCTGGTGCCTTGCCAGGGGTGGCGTCCTTGATGCGCTGGATCAGCGCGGGTTGTGCCAGGCGCGAGTCGGTGCAGTACACGACGCGCATCGAGTGGGGTTCGGGGATCTTCACGAGATTCCTCCTTTGATCCGGTCATGGGATGTATGAATGCGGAGGTGGGGGTCCACCCCCGCGTGGTCGGTCAGGCGTTGTCGGGGACGACCTTCAAGCTCGCCTCGTACCCGGCGACGATGAGGTCTTCCACGATCTCCAGGGCGTTCTCCGGAAGGGTGGTGTCGGCGGGGCCGACGATGGCGGAGCGGTCGCGGTCCCAGCTCAGCCCGACGCCGAGGTCCTTCAAGCCCTTGTTGACGTGGCCGACGAGGATCGCGGCCATGGGCTCCCAGTAGCCCTGCTGCTCAGTGGTGGCGGCGAGCATGGTCTCGATCGCCTTCCTGCTCAGGGACTCGCCTGTGATCAGGGGTTTCATGTAGTGGTCTCCTTTCGTGGAGCCGCGCCGTTACCCGCACGGCTGTGTACACAAATTAGCCTTTTGTGACCAGTCGTCACAAGGGGTGACTTCTAAGTCGGGAGGCTTCGGCTGCCCCTGGTCCAGCGGAAGCGGCGGCCTGCGCATTCATGGCCCAGCACCGGCGACGTCTCCGCGTCGGGTCCGCCTCAGCCACACCGGCCCGCACGGGCGGTCATCCCTTCCGCGACCCTGGGGACGACGACGCCTGGAGGGTGCCGGGAGCACGCATTCATGGCTTCGGCGGGCTCCGCGTTGGCTTTGAAGCCAGGAGGATTCCGGCGACGGGCACGGGGGCCGACTTCTCCGCCCGCGCCCCCTCCGGACCTCGGGCCGTCAGAGCGACGTCGGCTGGCCCCGTGGAAGGCGCACGCATTCATGGCCCAGGCGCTCCCCGGCCGATCGTGAGAGACGTACCCTCGGCACGTCCGGCCGCAGCGGGCCGTGCCCATGGGGATGCCGGGAGTCGCCCCGGGAGCGGACCGGGGCGACTGGTCGGGATATCCGGTGATGGGATGACTTGGAGCGGGGGCGGTCGGGACCGCCCCCGCCTGAGGGCTACTCGGACTTCTCGGCGGTGGCCTTCGCGGTGGCCTCAGTGGCCTTGTCGGCAGCCGCCTTCACGTTGGACTCGCACCCGCCGCACCAGAGCATGGAGTCCGCAGCGGCGTAGGTGGCTGCCCCCTTGGACCGGTGGAACTGGCGCTCGCCGTGGGTCTCGCAGACGCCCGCCCACTCCAGCACCACCCCGGGGCCGAACTGCACCGGCTCGGGGAAACCAGCCGCCTGCGCGTCGGGGTCCTTCAGGTCCACGACGTAGGTCACGGCCTCGCTGTAGCGGCGGTACTTGGGGTCGAGCTTCCACGCCTCGGAGGGCAGCTCGGGACGGGTGGAGCGCTTGGCCGGGGCGAGCTTCTTCGCCGCCTCGGTGACCGTCTCAGCCGGGACCTCCACCGGGCCGTGGCCGGGGATGTCAATGGTGACCGTCTTGGGGGCCTCGGCCTCGGGAGCCTCGGCGGGGGTGGTGGACTCGGACACGTTGTTCTCCTTCTTCTCGGTCGCCGGGGTGGTGACCTCGGCGGGGGCAGGGGTGGCCGCCTTGCTGGGACGGCGAGGGGTGGTGGACTTCGCCGGGGTGGCCTCGGTGGGGGCGGTGGCGTCGTCGGCCTTCGCGGGCGTGGTCTTACGGGCCATGTCGGACTCCCTCGGGGGGTCGGGGCTACCGGGCGTTTCCCGGTTGCTGTGTACACAGTCTAACCCAACGTCACTAAAAGTCACAAATAGTAGTCAATCCCCGAACCTGGGACAATAAAGGCGTTATAGTCCCGTTATATTTGGCGGGCCAGAAAGTCCCTCACCAGCGACAACGCTCGCCGGTCCTCACGTGCGCCGACGCCTCCAGGTAGCCCGTCTCAGGCCGATCACTCCGCCCGGGTACCCGCTGCGGCTCCAGCCAGGAGGATGCCGTCCGGGCGCATGGCCTCGCCGCCTGCCAGGGCGACGTCGGCGGAACGCGGCCGACCGGTGGGGGCCTCGCCCGGGGCGGGCTTGCCCGGAGGCTGAAGCCCGCAGGACGCCGCCCAGGCGCATCTCCGTCTCCGTCCCTCAGGACGACGCGCGCTCGGATGGTGCCGCCGCACGCATTCATGGCCCAGCACCGGGGGCGCCGCCCCGTCCAGTCCGTCTCAGCCGTTCCGGTCCGCACGCGCCGTCCACCTGTCCCGTCATGAGGCGGACGTCGGGTCGCGGTGCCCGTGCCGCACGCATTCATGGCAGAGCACCCTCACGAGCAGGAGCCCCATGGCCACCTCAGCCACGCCCCGGCCGACCGACTACCACCAGCCCCCACCGAACAGCGTGCAGCTCGAACCCGTCGAGGGCTGCAACCTGCGATGCTCCTTCTGCGGCATCCGGGGCATTCGTGAGTCCACCGGCGACCGCGACAACCTGTCCGGCCCCTACCGGTGCATGAGCCTGGACACGGCCGCGACCATCGCCCGCCAGATCGCCGTTGCCGGGTGGAACCCCAGGGTCGAGCTGGCGATGCATGGGGAGCCCACCAAGCACCCCGCCCTTCCGGACCTGATCCGAATCATCCGCTCCCACCTTCCCCGTCAGCCGATCATGGTCACGACCAACGGGCTGCCGCTGCTGGAGGGATGGCCTGACAGCGTGGGCGCGCTGTTCGCTGCTGGGGCCGACACCGTAGCCGTGGACGACTACCGGCCCCACAAGGCGCGCGCGGCCGTGCTCGGCACCCGCCTGCCCGGGGTGGATGTCTACCGCTACCCCGAGGACGGGAGCGTGGCCAGCGCTCACCGTCGCCCCCGCCGTGGCGAACGCCGCCTCATCCTGATCGCGGACATCAGCCAGGCCGACGAGGGCAACCACTCGAACCTGTCCAACCATGCCGGGGCCGCTGGTCCTCCTGATGAGCGGTACGCCAACCAGCGCTGCGCGAACCCCTTCCGTGAGATGGCCATCCGCTGGGACGGGAGCGTCGCGATCTGCTGCAACGACTGGCGCGGCGCGTTCAAGCTCGGCAACGTCCACGCCACGCCGGTGGATGAGCTGTGGCAGCACCCGGCCATGGGCGCCGCCCGGCGACGCCTGTACGCGGGTCGTCGGGACTTCGCCCCCTGCAAGGGCTGCACACACCGCACCTACCGCAACGGGCTGCTGCCCGACCGGATGGGTCAGGACGAACTAGAGCCACCGCGGGCGGGCGATGACGCGCTCCTCGCCTCTGCCGTCGCGGGGCCGACGTTCACGCTCCCGATCCGCCGCCGCTGGGAGATGCCCGACGAGGGCTGACGGGGTGGGGGACCTCCCCCTGCGGACCCCAAAGGTAGCCCGGCGGCCAGGCCCGCATACCCGCGCCACGGTTTTGACGAAAAAGTCGGAGGTCCCCACCATGCCGCCGATCGCCACTCGGGACGCTGGCGGCCCTGACGGGCTCCTCGCGCACCGCCTCCCCTTCGCCACGCACGGCGCCATGAGCGCGATCGCCGGGGCGCTCTGGGGCACAGGCGAGTGCCTGCCTCATGAGTGGTACCTGCGCTACCGCGCCGACACCGAGGACCCGGGCGTCGTCTACACCGTGCTCTCCTACCGCACCCCGATCGCGTGGGTGCGCGCCGACGGAGAAGTAGTCATCCCGGACGAGTGGTACTCGGTCACGACCTCCCGGCACCAGGGGATGTGCCGGGCCTGGCTCAAGTAGAAGGAGAACCGCGCTGTGCTCGCAGAGCAGAAGTACGAACTCGTCCCGGTCGAGGCCCTGGAGCCGCACCCGGACAACCCCCGCAAGGGCGACACCGAGGCCATCGCCGAGTCGATCGAGGAGAACGGTTTCTTCGGCGCGGTACTCGCGCAGAAATCCCGCAAGCGCATCCTGGCGGGCGAGCACCGGTGGAAGGCGGCCAAGGCCCACGGCGAGAAGAAGGTCCCGGTCATCTGGATCGACGTGGACGATGACCGCGCCCGCAAGATCCTGCTCGCCGACAACCGTACGCAGGATCTCGCCACCTACGACGAGGCCGCAGTGCTCGCCATCCTGGACGACCTCGGGGCCGACGCCAGCGCGCTCTCGGGTACCGGGTGGTCCATGGATGCCTATGAGGACCTGCTTGCCCGCAACGGCCAGGTCGTTACGTCGCCCCCGGCGAAGACGGAGCCGACCTACGCCGAGACCCCGGCCGAGGAGGAAGAGCGCATCTCCAACCTGGGCACGCGCAACAAGGTCGCGTCCGGGCTGCGGGAGCTGGTTCTCGTGATGCCGCTGGGGGCCCACACTCGCGCGATGGAACGCTTCGCCGAGCTGCGCAAGGACCTGGGGGCGGAGATGACCGGCGGGGAGATCGCCCTCGGTGCGCTCCTGGCCGTGGAGCCCTCCCAGATCGAGGACGCTCTCACGCAGTTCGACGCCGAGTCCGCGCAGGCCGCCGCATAAGAATCTCGCCTTGACGCTTCGGGTTCAGCCGGAAGCGGTTCGGCCACTTGTGCATGAGGTAGCCGATCGCCTCGGCCTCGGCCTCCATGGTCCGGTAGGAGACCGCGCCACCGCGGTTGTCGCGATGGGCGAAGGACGCGAGGTAGGTCTGCACCCGTACCGCACCGTCCGCCTGGTCGTGCTGGAGGGTGAAGTCGTAGTCCTCCTTCAGCTTCAACTGGCGGTCGAATCGCTGCGGCGACGGCCGCACGAAGACCAGGTCCCCGACGATGAACACGCCGTGCCTCAGTGGCGGGTCGGCGGGGGTGTAGAACTCGTTGTCCGTCGGCGGAAGGCCACTCAAGCTCGCGCCGGTCTCGGCGCACGCGGCGCTCATGGCCTCAATGACCTCGCCGAGTCCTGCGGCTCCACCGCCGATGGCGGAGTGACGGCGCAGACGGCGTAGGTCATCGGACACCTGCACGCACGCCCGTCCTGCCGCGAAGGCATCAGCGAGAGCGGCGTTGCGCGCCTGAACGAGACCGCCCGCCTCGACCACCTCTACCGCTCCGGCCGCCCGATAGTCGGCGGCTTCCCCGTGGTCCACGTACCAGCGCACCGGTCCGGGTGCGTCGGCGAGGAAGCTGTTCATGGTCTCGGGGGCCAAGGGGCGTCGGGCGCTGATGACCGCTGTGAGCGGAGCCGTCTCATCCATACGTGTATGGAATCAAATCCGGAGGATTGATGCACTTCAAGCATCGAAGGTTCGTGCTCGCGCGGGAGAGTGGCGTCGTAGCCGAGGGCATCCGCTGGGGCGACGGCGCCGTGGCCGTTCGCTGGCTGTCCGAACATCCGTCCACGGTCGTGTGGGCCGACCTGGAGTCCGCCATGGCGGTGCACGGACACGACGGGGCAACTCGTGTGGAGTGGTGCGACGAACCGGCCCTGAAGTGGCAGGTGCCTGAGCACCTTCGGCACGCGGCCGGAGAACGGGGGATGTGGACGACATGATCGAGATGCGGCTGCGCAGTCGTGCTCACCCTGACACCGTCGCGGCCCATGAGGGCAAGCTGCCCACGGACAACTCCTACGGGATGCTGCTGACCGGCCCGTCGCGGGTGCTCATGCCGGACGGGCGTCCACTGTGCACGTACCTGCCCGGGGCGCTCTCCTCTGTGCTGGCCGAGCACACCGACATCTACGACGTCCTGCACAGCCTGAAGGGCATCAAGACGAACAACCGGGGCGCGGCCTCTGGTACGAGGCGGATGAAGATCAAGGGACAGAGCTGGACGCGCGCGAAGGCGGTGTCCTCGGCGATCGTCGGTTCCGTCGAGCGCGCGGGGACGCAGCGGTACTGCCGCCTCACGGCGTGGACCGGAGACCATGTACCTGAGTTCCGCACTCTGCGCCCGCTGCTGGAGGCGATGAGCAACGCCTTCGCCGAGCACGTCCCCGACCGCTACGCCGCCCAGCTCGCTCGCGTCGAGGCCACACAGCCCGACTGGATCGTCCCCGGCACCGTCTACTCCACGATCACCGTCAACAACAGCTACCCGACCGGCGGCCACAAGGACTCCGGCGACCTCGCCGAGGGATTCTCGTGCCTGGGAGTCCTGCGCCGCGGGGACTACGAGGGTGGCCGTCTGGTCTTCCCCGAGTACGGTGTCGCCGCCGACCTGCACGACGGCGACCTCATCCTGATGGACGCCCACCAGTGGCACTGCAACACGATGATGACCTGCCCGCACGGGGAGAAGAACGACGCAATGCTCGATTGCTGCGGGGCAGAGCGCATCTCGGTCGTGGCCTACTACCGCGAGCGAATGACCACCTGCGGCACCGCCGAGGAGGAGCACGCCAAGGCTCTGGCGCTCGCCGACGAACGCAACGCCCGTTCCGCCACCAAGTAGAAGGGGGCGAGACCGATGGGCCGTCGCGGACCCGCCCCCAAGCCCACCAAGCTCCGGGTACTGCACGGGGAGCGGCCCCACCGGATCAACACCTCCGAGCCTCAGCCCGCTGCCGGCCTTCCGGAGCCGCCCGAGGGCCTGGACGAGGCGACGCGGGCGATCTGGGACGAGGTCGTGGCCGAGCTGGACGCGATGGGGCTGGCCACCCGGCCGGACCGCCACCAGCTCCACGCCTACGTCGAAGCCGTGCGCCTGCACGCCCAGGCGTCGGTTCTGGTGCAGCGCGCCGGACCGCTGATCAAGGACCGCGACGGCGACTTGCGCACCAACCCGGCCGTGCGCATCCAGCGGGAGGCATCGCGCACGATGCTGCTGCTCGCTCGGGAATTCGGCCTGACCCCGGCGGCTCGCGTCGGGCTCGCTGGTGAACACGTCGCCCAGGACCACGCCGCCCGCCTGCTCGGCTGAGCCGTGCCCGCACTCATCCGATGACATCGTCATGGGAGGTAACGGCGCATGGCTCGGCCTCCGGTGTGCGGCTACTCCCTGGACGGCGTCACCTGCGACAAGCGCGGCGAACACACCTGCGTCCCGCGCGGGGATCACGTCGTCGCGTTCTTCACAGAGCTGTTGGTCCACACCAAGGCGAGATGGGCGCGACACCCGTTCCGGCTGGCTGAGTGGCAGGAGCGCGACATCCTCAGGCCGCTGTTCAGCGAGGTTCGCTGGGATGACCAGGCTGAGTGCTACGTCCGCCGGTACCGCATCGCCTATGTGTCGATGGCTCGCAAGTGCGGCAAGTCCGAGCTGGCCGCTGGCGTTGCCCTGTACCTCCTCGTCGCGGACGGCGAGGAGGGCGCGGAGATCTACGGCGCCGCCAGCGACAGGGACCAGGCACGCAAGGTGTTCGACGTCGCCGCGAGGATGGTCAGGCTCAGCCCGGTCCTGTCTCAGCGCCTGGTCGTCAAGGCACACGCCAAGCGGATCGTGGACGAAAGCACCGGCAGCTACTACGAGGTCATCGCCTCCGACGCGGCGGGCAACCTCGGCCACAACCCCCACGGCTACATCCACGACGAGCTGCTGACCGCGCCCGACAGTTCCCTGTGGGACGCCATGCGCACCGGCGCGGGCACCCGCACGCAACCGCTCATGTTGGCCATCACCACGGCGGGCAACGACCGCGAGTCCTTCGCGTACGCCGAGTACACCGAGGCCAAGAAGGTCATCGAAAACCCGCGCCGCGCCCCACACCGCTTCGCCTACATCGCTGAGCTGCCCGCTGAGGCCGATCCGTGGGATGAGTCCCGGTGGGCGGAGGCGAACCCGGCACTGGGCGACTTTCTGAGCCTTCAGACGCTCCGGGAGGAGGCAGCCGAGGCCCGCGAGGACCCGTCCAAGGAGAACACGTTCAGGCAGTACCGGTTGAACCAGTGGACCTCACAGGCGTCGCGGTGGGTGCCTATGGATCTCTACGACGGGGCTACCGGGGACCTCTGGCCGGTGCCGGACTGGCAGGTGCCCAGCGGTCGGCCGCTGGCCTTCGGCGGACTGGACCTCGCCGCGAAGCTCGACCTGACCTCGTGGGCGGTGGTCGTGCCGCGTCCGGACGGCACCGCCGACATCCGGTGGCGGCACTGGGTACCCGAGGCCGCCATGCCCGCGCTCGTCCAAGCAACCGCAGGAGCAGCCGAAGCGTGGATGCGCGACGGTTGGCTCACCGTCACTGAGGGCGATGTCCTGGACTACGCCCAGGTGTATGAGGACATCGCTGCCGACGCCGCCACCGTCACCCTCGCCGAGATCGGATACGACCCCTGGTCGGGTGAACCGGCGGTGCAGGAACTCGGCAACCGGCTCGGCCCTTCAGTCGATCTGGTGCCGGTGCCGCAGACCTTCGCCGGGCTCTCGCCCGGGATGAACGAGCTGATGGCCGTCCTCAAGACGAAGGCTCTGCTGCACCACGGCAACCCCGTCGCCCGCTGGTGCTTCGACTCCGTCGAGGTCAAGCGCGGCACCGACGACCCCGAGCTGATCAAGCCCATCAAGCCCAGGAGGGGCGGCAAGACGAAGCGCATCGACGCCGTCCTGACGGCTGCGATGGCGGTCTCCTCCTGGCGCACCCGCGCCCGTCCCAAGCCCCGCAGTGGCCGCGTCGTTGGCTTCTGACCTACCCCACCACGCCGAAGGCGGTGATCGTCGTGCCCGAAGACCGCCGCCTGGACAAGGGCCTGGAGCGCCTGGAGGCCGCGCGCGCGGACCTGGAGCTGTTGGACCGGCACTACCGCGGGGACCAGGACGAGCCCTACGTGCCCCACAAGGCGAAGGCCGAATACAAGAAGCTTGCCGAAAACGCCACCAGCGCGTGGCTGCGCCTGGTGGTGGACGCCATCGCTGAGCGGATGCGCTTGGAGGGCATCCGGGGCAAGGGCGACCAGGCCGGAGACTTGGAGGCGTGGCGCATCCTGGAGGCCAACCGGATGATGGCCGTCCAGTCGAGGATCTACACCGAGTGCCTGAAGCTGGGGAAGGCGTTCGTCTCGGTGTGGCCGAACCGGGCCGACCTGTCCACTCCGATCATCCGGGGTGAGTCGCCGCTGCGGGTCTACGTCGAGCGCGAAGCCCTGGACTTCACACCCGTGTGGGCGGTGAAGAAGATCGCTGCCGAGACCCCTGAGGGCGAGACCATCGAGCGCGCCTTCCTCTACGACTCCCGGGCGGTGGTCCGCTACACGCGCACCAGCGGCGCCGGGCAGTGGCGCGAGGAAGGCCGCATCCCCAACCCCCTGCGGCGGGTGCCGTTCGTGGAGTTCCCCAACGACCCCGACCTGATGGGCGACGTCGCCTCGGAGATCGCTCCGCTGCTGCCCATCCAGCACCGCATCAACAGCACGAACCTGAACATGCAGCTCGCCATGGTCTACAGCGCCTATCGGCAGCGGTGGGCGACGGGCATGGCGATTCCGGAGGACGAGGACGGCAACCCCGTCGAGCCCTTCAACAGCGCCGTCGATCGGCTGTGGGTGGCCGAGAGCCCCGACATCAAGTTCGGCGAGTTCAGCGAATCCAACCTGGCCAACTACGTCACCGTGCTCGACTCGTTGGTCCGCCAGCTCGCCGCCATCAGCCAGGTCCCGCCGCACTACCTTCTCGGCCAGCTCGTCAACCTGTCCGGCGACGCCATCAAAGCCGCCGAGGCCGGGCTGATCTCCAAGGTGCAGGGCAAGCTCCTTGTCGCCGGTGAGGCGTGGTCACGGGTCCTGGACCTGGTCGCCGTCGCCGGAGGACACGTGCAGACTCCCTGTGAGCCGGTGTGGGCCGACCCCTCCACCCGCACCGAGGGGCAGATCGTGGACGCCCTCACCAAGCTCGGCAGCCCACCCATCGCGATCCCGCAGGAAGCCCTGTGGGAACGGTACGGTGCGTCCCCGGCGACCATCGCCCGGTGGCAGCGGATGCAGTCCGAGGCCGCCGAGCGAGCGTCCGCCGCCCAGACCTCCGGGGCGCTCTTCGGCGCGCGGCTGCCCGAACCGGACGACGCCGAGGTGGTCCCGCTCGATGAGGCCGCCTGATGCGCGCCGACGACCGGCGTCGGGTCGGCTATGGCGGACAGCAGGCCGTGACCCTGGCGCAGCGGTTCGCCGCTGCTGAGACCTCGATCTCCGGGGAGGTGCTGGCGTTCCTCCTGCTGCTGTGGGAGGAGATCAACCCCTACCAGTCCATCGAGGCCCAGTGGTCCCAGGTCCGCGAGCGCGCTGCCGAGGCCCTGGCCGACGCCCAGCGCGACGTCGCGCTGCTGGCGCTGGCCTACCTCGCCGCGCACGCTGACGCGCTGGAGGTCCCCGACGCCCCCGGCGTCCCCGTACTGAACATCGAAGCCGCGGTCGTCGGCAGGTCCCAGACCGGCCGAGATCTCCTCGACGTCCTAGACCACGCCCAACTCGCCGCCCGCTCATTCATCTGGGGCGGCATGGCCCCGGACGCCGCATGGGCGCGGTCGCGGTCGATCCTGGAGCGGACCGTCTCCACGGAGGTCGGCGACGCCGCCCGTGAGGTGATGAACACAGGCGTGGCCTTGGACGATCGGATCACCGGCTACGAACGCCTCGTGACCCTGCCCGCCTGCGACCGGTGCCTGGTCCTGGCTGGGCGGTTCTACCGCTACACCGAGGGCTTCGCGCGCCATCCCCGCTGTGAGGGGTGCGTGCACGTGCCCACCTACCACGTGCCCGGCCTCGGGGTGATCGGCGGTGTCCCTGCCGAGCACAACCCTGACGACCTCGCCGCCTCACTGTCCCCCGAGGAGCGCCGTGCGGTGTTCGGTCCCGAGGGCGCCGAGGCCATCGAGTCCGGTGCCGGGGTCTCGCCCGTGGTGCAGGGCCGCCACGATCCGCCCCGCCGCATCACCCGCGCCGACCGCGCCACCGCCCGACGACTCGGCATCGAGCCCAGCGAGATCAACGCCAACCGCGCGGGGCGAGGCCGGTCGCTGCGCTGGATTCGCGCCCAGTACGCCCACCGTCCCCACCTGCTTCGCGAGGAACTGGCCCGCAACGGCTGGCTCGCCGAGGCTGCCCAGATCTGAACGGAGATCCCATGTCCGAAGCCGTCCCCGAGGGCACCGCCCCGGCCACCGACGAGGGCCAGGAGGTGAACGACACCGCCACCGACGCGCCCGAGTTCTCGCGGTCCTACGTCGAGAAGCTGCGCCGGGAGAACGCCAAGTACCGGAGCCAGGTCCGGGAACTGGAACCGGCCGCCGCGAAGGTCGCCGAACTGGAGGCCGCCAACGCGACCGAACTGGAACGCGCGGTCGCCACCGCCAAGGCCGAGACCGAGAAGGCCGTCAGCGAGCGCTACGCCCGGCTCCTGGTCGAAGCCGAGGCGCGTGGCATCGCCGCCGAGCTTCGGTTCCGCGACCCGGCCGATGCCGTGCGCCTGGTGGATCTGGATGACATCGAGGCCGACAAGGACGGTGCGGTCAACCGCGACGCCGTACGCGACGCCCTGCGCTCCATCGCCGAGGCCAAGCCCTACCTCACCGAAGAGTCCGCTGTGGCATCCGCTGAGGAGGCCGGAATCGGCGTCACCGGCACCGGACCCGGCAAGGACTACGCCTCCTACTCGGTGACCGACCTGGACAAGGAACTCGGCTTCACCTGACCAGCCCCTGACCTGACATCTGCCGCCAGGTGCGGCACTTCATCGCGACGCCAGGTGCGCGCGGATACATCCGCTCACCACGTCATCGGAGGAGTGCCGTACCAATGGCACACAGCTTTCTCAACCCCGAAGTCATCGCGCGTGCGTCGCTGTCCGCGCTGCGCAACCGCACCATCATGTCGGGCCTGGTCTGGCGCAACGCCGAGACCGAGTACGGCGGCGGCACCGGCGACACCCTGACCATCCGCCGCCCGCCGACGTTCACGCCCAAGCTCTTCGACCGCTCGCGCGGGATCGAGCCGCAGGACATCACCGAGTACGGCATCAAGATCTCGCTCGACGACATCTACGACATCAGCGTGGTCCTGACCGACGAAGAGGTCCTGCTGGACCTGCGCTCGATGTCGGAACAGGTCATCACCCCGTCCATGACCGGCATCGCCGACGCCATGGACCAGCTCGTCATCTCCACCCTCGACGGTCTGCCCACTGAGCTGAGCTGGGATGACAACGACGTCCTGCTCACCTTCTCCGAGGCCCGGATGCGCATGAACCGCATGGGGGTACCTCAGGCGGGCCGCACCATGGTCCTGTCCCCGGAGTCGGCGAAGCGGCTGCTGGACAACGACATCATCCGCCGCGCCGACGCCAGCGGCAACGGCGGCCAGGCCCTTCGTGAGGCGTTCATCGGCCGGATCATGGGCTTCGACGTCTACGAGTACTCCAAGGTCCCGGGTACCGATGTCGGCTATGCCTTCCACCGTGAAGTCATGGCGTTGGCCTCCCGGTCGTTGTCCAACCCGACCGCTGGCGCCTCGGCGTCCGGCCAGTCCTTCGAGGGCTGGGCTATCCGCGTGATCGAGGGCTATGAGCTGCGCACCAAGCAGCGCATCGTCTCCTTCGACACCCTGGTCGGCACCGACCTGATCAACCACGCGTCGAACCCGGACGCCGACACCCTGCACCTGGGGCTGCGCATCACCCCGGCCGACGCCGCGCCGAGCACCCTGGCCGCTCCCGCCTCGACCAGCGGTCGCACCACGCGCAAGAAGGCTGCGTAGCCGATGCCGCCGTTGACCGTGGATGACATCGCCGCGCGCACCGGCCGCGTCATCACCGGCGCCTTGGAGGCGCAGGTGCAGGCGTGGATCAGTGACGCCCTCGCCCGCGCGTCCCCGTATGTGCCCGAGCTGGACGTGTCCGACCTTCCGCCTGGAGCACACGCGGTGCTCGCCGCCGCCGTGGCGCGCTGCGTCTACAACCCGGCCGGAGTCCACCAGTACCGGGCCGGGACGGTCAGCTTCACCGCGGGAGCGATGGCCGGGCACGGCGGGGCCGGACCGGTACTCGCCCCCGCTGACATCGACGCTTTGCGCGCCGCGTACGGCAAGGCGTCCGCCTACTCGGTGCGCACACCCTCGCGCCGCCCGTATGTGGGCGACCGCCGTCCCCGCCGCTCTCTCGACACCGGAGGTGAGTCCGCATGATGCCGCTGATCAGGCCGCACCGCGTCGAGGTCCGCCATCGGGTCGTCGTCGGCCGCGACGAGTACGGCAACGAGGTCGCCGACTGGCGGGTCTCCGAGGCTGACGTGTACATGTCCGCCGAGCGGGCCACCGCCACCGAGGACGGCAGCGTGGGGCGTGCCCGGTGGACGCTGGTGGCCGGACCCGAGGTGCGCCTGGAGCGCGGCGACCGCGTGGAGTGGGGCGGACGGGCCTACGTCGTGGTGGTCGATCCCCTGGTTCCGCAGGACCTCTTCACGGGGGCGGCCACTCACGTCGAGGCGACCGTTGAGGAGGCGAGCTGATGGCGCGCATCGACCTCGACCGCCGAGCGATCGACCGCCTCAGCCGCAACGTGACGCTGATGGGCCCGGAACTGTCTCTGGCCGCTCGTCGTGTGGCGCTGGCCGCTCGCGCCTCGGAACTGCCTGGCCGAAAGAGGACCAGGGCGTTCCGTCGCGGTGTCACCCAGACCCGCCCAGCCCTGGACGGGCCGACCGTGGCCGTCCGCGTCGGTTCCCGCTGGAGCCTGGCGCACCTGTGGGAGTTCGGGTCCATCAACACTCCGACCACCCGCCCCCTCTCGCGCGCGGCACAGTCGGTCGGACTGCGGGTGGAGGGCCGGTGACCGGCGACGTCCTGCGCATCGTCACCGATGCCCTCATGGACGACGAGGACTTGGCCGCCCTGGTCGGTGACCGGGTCTACACCGTCCTGCCCAAGGACAAGACGTTTCCCTTGGTCCGGGTCGTGCGTTGGGGCGGAGCCCCCGACCGCCGAGTGCCCGGCCTGGCGTGGCTGGACCACGCCGACCTCCAGATCGACGCCTGGGCTACCCGCCAGCTCCAGGTGACCGACGTGGCCCGGTGCCTCGTCGCGGCGCTGACAGAGCGCCTGCCAGGTACGCGCCCCGGTGGCGTCGTGACCGCTTCCACCGTCACGTCCCTCGCCACCGAGCTTGACGCGGACTATGCGCCGGTCCTGCACCGTGCCCGCCTGACGGCCACGGTCACCGCGCATCCGTAGCGCCCTCGGTGGCACCCATCTGGGAGCTACCCCATGTCTGATCAGCCCATCGTGGGCGCCAACGGCGATGTCTGGTTCGCCCCGACCGGCATCACCAAGCCCGCCGTCACCGCCGAGGTTCCCGCCGAACTCCGCAAGCTGGGGCTCGTCTCCGAGGACGGCGTCACCTTCGGCAACAGCCGCGAAACGAACAACATCATGGTCTGGCAGTCGGTCTATCCGGCACGGCGCATCACCACCGAGACCGAGAACACCCTCGCCTTCCAGCTCGCCACCTGGTCGCGCGACTCGGTGGAGTTCGTCTTCGCTGGCGGTTCCTGGTCCGGTGACGAGACCACCGGCTACACCTACTCGCCGCCCGAACCCGGCCACGAAGCCGAGTACGCCGTCCTCCTGCGCTGGAGGGATGGGGACTTCTCCGCCCAGCTCTGGTTCCCCCGGTGCACGATCACCGAGAACGAGGACATCACCCTCCAGCGCAGCGAAGCCGCGCTGCTCGGCGTGACCGTCGGCGTCCTCGGTCAGGCCGGTGTGCCCGCCTGGCAGCTCGACAGCACCGACAGCCGGTTCGCTCCGACCGCCGACGACAGCGGCCAGGCGCAGACCCTCGCCCAGGCGCGCACGGCGAAGAAGGCCGCGTAACGCATCCCGCAGGGGTGCGCCACGTCCGGTCGCGCCCCTGACCCCACCGTCAGGAAGGCACTGTCATGCCCTGGATCGACGGCGACAAGATCGCCAAGACCCTCGCGTCCACCGAAAGCCCGTGCGGTGTCACCGTGCGCGGCGTGGACTTCGAGATGCCCGCGCGACTGCCCGTGGGCTTCCCGTACTACCTCATGCAGGAACAGGTCCACCCGGCCTTGCGCTGTCTGTTCGGCGATCGCGTCGATGAACTGCTGGAACTGGCCGGGACAGACATCAGCATCGACTGGCTGCGTGACGTCGTGGACGCGGCCTACGGGGAGGCCACGGGGGAAACCTCGGCCTCGTCGCGACCGTCTTCGGCGACCCGGAAGTCCACGCCGCAGCGCAAGCGGACTTCCAGCGGTACTACGCGCAAGCGCTGACCGACAGCGCATCCGTTGACGAGGCCGCCTCGCTTCTGCGGCATCTGCCGCCCGATGCCGCCACTAACACCCCGCCCGGGTCCTGGCCGCTCTCCACAGAGCTGCTGGCGATCATCGCCGAGATCTCCCATGCCCACTACCGCGCCTTCCTGGAGGCCAACGGAGTACGGCGGAGCCAGATCCCCAAGCAACTCCACATCCCGCGCCCGCGTGACCTGGAGCCACGTACCCGCGCTTCGAGCCCGGACGAGGTCCGCCATGTGATCACGAAGGCGTGGGGTGGTTCCGGTGGCTGACGGGATCGGTGACGCCTACCTCTCCGTTCGTCCCGACCTGGACGGCTTCGGCCGCGAAGTGCTTCGCAAGCTCGGCCCCGCCCTGCGCGCCGCCGAGCGCGAAGCCGACAAGTCTGGGGGCCGGTTCGGCGTCCGGTTCGGTCGTGCCGCCGATCGGGCCATCAGCGCCAGCCTGCGCGGCGTCGGCCGTGCGGCGTTCGCCAACCTCGTCGCCACGGCTGGGGCGGCCTCGGTCGCGGTGGCCGGGGCGGTGGCTCCCGCCAGTGGTGCGCTGCTGGCGATCCCCGCAGCCGCGGGAGTGGCTGGGGCCGCGATCGCCACCCTGGCCGTGGGCACGCGCGGCATGGGCGACGCGATGACAGCCGTCGCTGAGGGGGATGCCGAAGCCCTCAACGAAGCGCTCGAAGAACTCAGCCCGAACGCCCGTGAGTTCGTCCGTTCCTGGGACGGGCTCGCCGGGGCGTTCGCGCCGATCCAGCAGGCGACGCAGGATCGGCTGTTCTCTGGGCTCGCTGAGGAGTTGGACTCCCTCACGGCCGGCGGTGCCCTGCCGGTCCTGGAGACCGGGCTCGGCGATGTCGCCGACTCGCTCAACGGACTCGCCCGCGAAGCCGTCTCGGCAGCGGGCTCTCCGTTGTTCCAAGGCCAGCTCGCCGATGTCTTCTCGGGGACCGCCGAGGCCACCAGCAGCTTCGAGGGCGCGGTCGCGCCCCTGATGAGCGTGCTGGCCGAACTCGTCTCGATCGGTTTGCCGCTCGTCACCCGTTTCGGCGAATGGTCCAGCGGGGCGCTCACCTCCGCAGCCGCGTTCCTGTCCTCCGAGCAGGGCGCCCAGCGGATGACAGAGATCGTGGAGCGCTCGGTCGAAGTGCTCGGCCAGCTCGGGCGCATCGGGAGCAACCTGGCCGGGCTGCTCGGCGGGATCTTCGGGGGCGCGTCGGCGGACGGCCAATCGCTGCTCGACACCATCGAGCGGCTGACCGGCGAGTGGGCGGCGTGGGCGCAGTCCGCGCAGGGCCAGGAGCAGATCAGCGAGGTCTTCGGACTCCTCGTCGGGGTCTTCGAGAACCTGCTGGGCCTGGTCCCGGTCGTGGCCGGGGTCATCGGCCAGGTCTCCTCTGCGTTCCAGTCCCTTCCGGGGCCGGTGCAGGACGTCGTCAGCTCGTCGCTGGCGTGGTCGATCCTACTGGGGCCGCTGCTGGCCCGCGTCACCTCTCTCGCGCCGCTGGCCAAGGTCGCCGCCGGTGGGGTCGGTCTGCTCGCCAAGGGCGCCGCCGCCACGGTCGGGGCGCTGGGCCAGTTCGCCTCAGGGCTCAGGAGCGCCCAGGCTGCGCAGTCGGCGTTCTCCGGTGCAGCCGGAACCTTCGGCGGTGCGGTCCGGCGCGGCTGGGACACCGCCGTATCGGCCGCGCGGTCGGGTGCGTCCCGGGTCGCCTCCGGTGCGTCGTCGGCGGCGACGGCGGTGCGCTCGGCCGGTACCGCTGCCGTTTCCACGGCCGCGTCCTGGGGGCGGCTGGCTGCTTCGCAGACCGCTGCCGCCGCTGCCGCCACACGGGCGCGTGTCGCCACCGTCGCGGCGACCGTCGCGCAAAAGGCCGCGTCCGTGGCCACGCGGGTGTGGTCGGTGGCGCAGTGGGCGCTCAACGTCGCCATGTCGGCCAACCCGTTGGGGTTGATCGTCGTGGCGATCATCGCCGTCATCGCGGCGGTCGTGCTGGCCTACCAGCGCTTCGAGTGGTTCCGCAACCTCGTCCAAGCCGTTTTCTCGGCGGTCGCGGCGGTCGGCCGGTGGCTGTGGAACAAGATCCTCAAGCCGTTCTTCACGTGGGTCGGCTCGTTCCTCAAGGGCACAGTCGGCCCCGCCTTCTCACGGTTCAACAGCCGCTACGTCCAGCCCGCCCTGAAGGCGGTCGGAGCGATCGTCAAGTGGCTGTGGCAGAAGGTCGGCAAGCCGATCTTCGGGCTCTACGTGAGCTACCTGAAGAACGTGCTCGGCCCGATCTTCCTGTGGCTGTGGCGCTCGATCATCCGCCCCGCAATGAACGGCGTCGGCTCGGTGGTCCGCACGGTCTGGACGAAATGGGTCTCGCCCGCGTTCTCCGCCCTGCGCAGCGGAGTCTCCAGGGTGGCCAGCTCCTTCCGGACCGGCGTCGAAGCGATCAAGCGGCACTGGAACAAGGTCAAGGACGCCGCGAGAAAGCCGGTCAAGTGGGTCATCGACACGGTCTACACCGGCGGCGTCAAGAAGATGTGGGACTCCGTCGCCACGAAGGTGAACCTGCCCAAGCTCCCGGCGGTCAAGTTCGCCAGCGGCGGTGTCCTTCCGGGCTATGCCCCCGGGCACGACAGCATCCTGGCGATGCTGTCGCCGGGCGAGGCGATCCTGCGCCCGGAGGTCACAAGGTGGCTCGGTGCGGACACGATCCACGGGCTCAACGCGATGGCCCGGACGGGACGGCTCCCCGCGTACGCAGGGGGCGGCATCGTCGGGTCCATCGGCTCCGCCGTGGGCGGCTTCCTCGACGGAGCCAAGGACCTGTGGACCGACGGGCTGCGCGCCGCCGCCAAGGTCGTGCTCGACCCGATGGTGGAGGGCGCCCGGAAGGTGCTCGGCGACACCGAGTGGGGAGCGATGATCGCCGAGATCCCCGCACGGTTGGTGGACAAGCTCCTGTCGTGGTTCGACGCCCAGGACAGCAAGCTCGGCGGCGGTAAGACCGCGAGGGAGGCCATCAAGCACGCCCGCTCCCAGCTCGGAGTGCCCTACTCCTGGGGAGGTGGCGGTCCCGGGGGTCCGTCCTTCGGTTTCGCGCAGGGGGCGAACATCCGGGGATTCGATTGCTCCAGCTTGATGCAGTACGCGCTCACCAAGGCCGGACTCACGGGGGTGCCTCGGGTCTCCCAGGCCCAGATGTCCTGGACCAAGAAGGTCAGTTCGCCGGCCCCGGGCGACCTCGGTTTCCCGCATCCAGGCCATGTCTGGATGGCCACCGTCAAGGGCGGTGGGCGGATCATCGAGGCTCCGCGTACCGGGCTCAACGTACGCGAGCGGTCGTTCTCCGGATCGGTACAGAAGTGGGGCCGCCCGCAGTACCGGGAGCTGGCCACCGGGGGCATCGTCACCAGGCCGCTTCACGCCCTGGTCGGTGAAGCAGGACCCGAAGCGGTCATCCCGCTGCGGCGTGGTCTCGATGACCTCGCCGCGCGCATCGGCGACGCCATTCGCCTGCCCGAGCGCGACCAGCGCACACCGGTCGCTCCGGTCCAGCCGATCACCGTGAACGCCCGTACCGACGCTGACCCGCACGCCATCGCCGCCGCGATCCAGCGACGGATGACCCTGTTGCGCAACGCGGGCGTGGTCGGCCCCGCCGCACCCGTGGGAGGTGCCGTATGACCCACACACAGCACCGGACCATTACCGCCGTGCCCATGGTGCTGGCAGAGCCCTCACCCCAACCGCTCGTCATCACCCTGCAAGCGGGGGTCGGGGAGGCCGCGGTGACGTTGTCCACGGACCCGCACCCCGACGAGGCCGGGGCGCTGTGGGTGCTCTCCGACGTCGAGGGGTGGCTGTCCACGCCGCCGACCGAGCCCGTTCTGACCCCGCTGGGGCTGTCGGACCGGTCGGCGGCTGCCGCACGGTTTCCGATGTCCGCGCGGGAGATCACCGTCCACGGCCATGTGTTGAGTCCAGCGTTCGACACGGCTGAGAGTGCCCGGCACCGGCTCTACCGGGCGTTCGACGGCTACACCCAAGACATCCCGATCACGGTGTCCGAGGCCGTGCCCAAGCGGATCATGGCGCGTATCGGCGGGGCGATCGAGACCGAGCCCATCGGCCCGTCGCACTTTGCGTTCGCGGTGCCGCTGGTACTGCCGGATCCGCTCAAGTACAGCGTGGTGCAGCGGGGCGAGACCACCGACGCCCAGGCGACCGGCGACATGGCCGTGAGTTTCCCGCTGACCTACCCCTTGGTGTTCACCGGTCCCGACAGCGGCACCGGACGCATGACCCTGAGCCACGAAGGCACCGCCCACACCTTTCCCATCTCGACCATCACCGGGCCGCTCCCAGCGGGCTGGCGGATTATCAACGAGACCACGGGCGAGACCCTGAGCTTCACCACCGCGCTCGGTGCCCGTCAGAAGCTCACGATCGACCACGGCGCACGTACCGCCGACATCGACGGCTACTCGATCGCCGCGCTCGCCTCGGGCACCTGGTGGCCGCTGATCCCGGGGCGCAATGCCCTGCGGTTCCTCACCCCTGCCTACGATCCGGCCGCTCAATGGACGGCCACCTTCTACGACGCCTACCTATGAGGAGAACGCTGTGGCTCTGAGCGTCACCGCGATCGGCGCGAACGAGTACCCGACCACCGTTGAGGACGTGCGCCAGCTCATCGCCGGGCTCCGCCCCGGCACGGGAAGCATCGGCGCCCGCGACTTCCCCGTCATGCCTTCCGACCAAGGGGGCGGCCTGGCTGTGGAGATCGGCCCCGGGCGCGCGGTTCTGGAGGGCCGCTCGGCGGTGGACCAGGGCTCCTATCTGGTGTGGTCGGCCGAATCCGAAATTCTTCCCTGGCCGGGACCTGCCGCGCAACCGCGCATCGACGCTCTGGTGGTCACCGTCGCCGATGCCCAGTACGGGCAGGTGGAGGCGCAGGGTCCGGCGTGGATGATCGTGCAGGGCACGGCCTCGACCACACCGGCCGCTCCGACGACGGCGGCCATTGAGGCAGCGGCTCCGGCTGGAGCCTGGGCACGTGTGGCAGATGTGCGCGTCAATCCCGGTGAGAGCACCATCGCTCCCGCCAACATCACCCGGCGTCTGCTGCCCGCTGACGGCGGATGGCAGCCGCTCGTCCTGCGCACGGGGTACGGCGCTTTCGAGGGCCGTCCGCCGAGCTACCGCGTGGACGGTGGCCGCGTGTGGCTGTCCGGTGCCATGGCCCCCAGCGGCGGCGGGCTCATCCCGGACGGCGACCTGTCCGGGGAAGTCGCCCTTGCCCGCGTGCCCACTCAGGTCCGTCCGTCCAGCACCGTCTACGGCACTGTGTACGGGACCGCGCGCACCAGCAGCACCGTCAGCGGCGGAGTCATGCGCGGTCAAATCTCCCCCGACGGAACCGTGTCCTGTAACCGGATCAGCAGCGAATACACCACGTACTGGCTGGCCTTCGATGCGTTCTCCTACTGGCTCGACCAACCATGAGGAACGCCTACAGCTACCGGGTGCACGACGTGCTCACTGGACGGCCCCTCTACGGGGACGGTCTCCCGCTGACCGGAACCCAGTGGTCGGAGTCGCTGACCGACCCGGGGTCGTTGACGGCCGCCATCGCTATCACCCCCACCAACCGGGACACCATCCGTGTCGCCACCACACCCGACCGCGCCTGCCTCTACGTCTTGGACACGCAATCCCGGGTCGTGTGGCACGGCATCATCATCGCCCGCCCGTGGTCACCGAGCGAGCGCACCATCACCATCACCGCGGCTCACGCCAAGGCGTGGCTGACCACCCGTCTCATCCGCCGCATGAGCGGCAACAGGCACATCACCTGGGCCTGGCGCGACACTGACCAGCTCCGTATCGTCCGCGACCTGGTCACCTACGCGGCCAGCGAAGCGGGATGCCCGCCCATCGCGGTCGGCTCTCAGGTCTCCGGCGTGCTGCGTGAGCTGACGGTGGAGGCCCAAGCGTTCCGGCCGGTGGCCGAAGCCATCGACTCCATGGCCCAACGGAACAACGGGTTCGACTGGGACATCTCGGCCCGCTACGACGGCGCTCGCCCGGTGTGGGTGCTGGAGCTGTGGTACCCCGAACGCCGTCACGCCCTCTCGCCGCTGCTGTTCGAGGCCACTCCCAGCGGCGGCAACATCTTGGCCTACGACTGGCCCGACGACGCCGCTGAACGGTTCACCCGCGTGTGGGCGATGGGCGACGAACCGAGTCCCCCGGACGCACTGATGGCCGTGGACAGCGACCCAGCACTCGCGATCGGTCAGGCACTCCTGCGGGAGAAAGCGCAAACCTACTCCGGAGTCACCCGCACCGTCACGCTGGCCGAGCACGCCCGCGCTGAACGCCTCGCCTCGGCCGAGTCGCCCGTGGCCTGCCAGATCGACGTCACCGCCACCGCACCACCGCTGTCCTCCTACGGCATCGGCGACCGCGCCCGTCTCGTGCTGCGCGATGAGTGGCTGGACGAGGACCGCACCGCGCGCATCACTGAGCGGACCGTCCACGACACCACACGGGATGAGGTCGCCAAGGCCACGCTCACCTTCGACATCGCCGACCACCGCCCACCCGACACCGAGGGATGACCGTGCCTCGCTCCAACCTCTCCGCCACCAGCCGGGCCGTCGCCGAGCAACGGACCATCGAGCGCCGCCTCGCTGCCCTGGAGCGCCGCCCGCTGGCCGTCCCCGTGCTGTCCGAAGACCCGCCCCCGGAGTCACGGTGCAACCTGTGGATCGTCGGCTCACAGCTCAGATACCGCGACGCCGGAGGCACCGTCCGCCGCGTCACCGCCACCTGAACCCCGCCACCGCGCGGGGTTCCGTCGTCTGGAGCCCTATGGAACCCGCCTCGATCCGCCTCATCGGCCATGGCCTGTACAGCCTGGCCATCGCTCTCATCCTGACCACCGCGCCCTTCGGTGCCAGCGTCACCACACCCGTGCAGGCCGTCCTCGTTCTTGCTGGAATCGTGCTGGCAGGCGGGTGCGTATCGGCTGCCCTGCTGTCGTGGCCCCCGCCCCGCCACATCCTCCTCGGCGTCGGCCTGTACGCCGTCGTGGCCGGTGTCCTGTACGTCACCCATCACTCCGCGCTCGGCCCCGCCGCTCAGCTCGGCTTCCTGCTGCTGTTCGTGACGCAGATCCCTCTCGCCACCGCCGCGTACCTGCGTGAGACCCGCGCCCGGGAACTCCGGGCGGTGGCCACCCATGGATGA